TCTTCCCCTTCGCGCGCGTCCAGGTCTTCTCCACGACGTAGCGGGCTCCGTCGTCGCCCCCGAACGTCGCGAGGACGCGGCCTTTCTTGCTGTTGCCGTGGATGGGCTCGTCCACCGGCTTCGCATCTCCCCCCGCGAGAGCGAGTTCGAGCGCGCGCAGCGCCGAGGTTTTGCCCGACTCGTTCTCTCCCCCGATGACGACGACCCCGTCCGGCGGCATCGTGAGCGTGAGGCTGCGGATGCGCAGGACGTTCTCGACCTCAAGGCCAAGCAGTTTCAGTGATTTCATGACCACTCCTTCTCCGGCACGGCAACAAGGCTTGTGTCGTAGACCTTCTGAAACTCAGAGAGCTTCATCAGCGCGTAGTCCTCATCGAGCGTGAGGGGAACGTTCGCCTCGGTCACGATAGTCCCGGCGGCCAGGCGCTCCCACACGACGTGCGGCGGACGCGATACGAGCCGGTATGGAGGGACGGGCGGCTCGCGGCTGCTGCAAAACGTCAACCCGTCGCGCACCACGACGTAGATGCAGTGCGCCTCGTACTTGCAGCCGTGGCATACTTCAGGGGTCTCCGCTGGGATTTCCATCTCTACTCCTTCTCCGGTAGACGTCCGTGCTTGCGGAGGATTGGCTCCGACCATTGCTGCAGACCATTCAGCACTTCGTCGAGGTCGGCCTTGACCCTGTCGCGCTCTGCCATAATTCCAGCAAGCAACGCGTCCGCTTGAGCGTGCGGGATGCGGTGGGTCCGCAGTTCCTCGTTCTCTGTCTTGAGGGCGTCGTAGGAGGCGAGGAGGCGGGGCACGTCATCATAGCCCTCATGACGCGCCCGAATCTCCTTCAACTCCTCATCCGAGAGTACCTTGGGGTCACTCATGACTACTCCAATCGTCCGTGCTTGCGGAGGAACGCCTCGATGAGGTGCACGTGGTAGCAGCCCGGCCTCTCGTAGATGCCGCCTAAGAGCTTCAGCGCCTCATCGAGGTCGGCCGTGAGCCGCGCAACGGCCTTCGCCTTCTCGAGCTGCACGTTCGACACCGCGATCTGGCGGCGCAGCGCCTCGTTCTCTGCCTTGAGGTCGGTGAACTCGGCCTTGAGTTGGGCATTACGCACGGCCAGTGCGCCAGCGGTCTCGGCCAGTTTCCCGTTCTCTGCCTTGAGGGCGTTGCGCTCGGCAACGAGGCGATTGATACCGCCGATGAGGTCATGACCGCCGCCCTCGGTTCGCACGCTGTGACCGGCGGCGCTTACCGCATCCGACCACTCCTCGTATGCCTGACGCCACGCATCCATATCGCCCTCGACGGCATTCCGCACCAACTGCTCCTTGAGGGCATTCCGCTCCGCACACACCTCGTTCCAGCAGTGGTGGCAGATCAGCGTTTCGACGCTTCCGGCGGCGCGTGCCGTGTCGGGGTCCTCCGCCTCCATCGCCGCGGCCTTCTCCTCAGACACGAGCAGCGACCGGTCGCAGATCTCGCACATGGAGAGTTCGTCTTCGAGGTACTCCACGCGGGCCCTGAGCGTCTCCAGCTCGTCCTGGGTGGTCGCATTGCCTGTCGTGCAGAGGGTCGCGGGAGACAGGTGGAGGCGCTCGTTCTCTGCGTTGAGGGAGCCGACTGCCATCTCCAGCCCGCCATTCTCGTTGCCCAGCCGGTCGCATTCGGCGTCCAGTTCCGCATTCTCTGCCTTGAGGGTGTCTATGGTGGCGAGGAGGCGGCGCACGGTCGTCTGCGGCCATGCTGCGGTTCGCGAGATACTGCTCAGTTCACTGTGCAACTCGCGCCGGATGCGCTCCAACTCCTGCTCCGTCAACGGCTCGATGTTGTTCATGGCTTCACCTTCGGTGGTTCCTCGCGGGAGAGGAGGGCATTGATCTGGTCAATCTCCATGCGCGTCACCACGACGCCAAGCGCCTCGCAGCCAAATTGATGTGACCGCTTCACGCCCTCGACCTCGCTCACGATCTCGTATGGGCCTACTTCGTAGTGGCGCTGTTCCTTCTCGGCGACGCGCCCCAACGCCTCACGCAACTCGCGGATGTGGGCATTCTGGAGTCGGACGGTGACGTCCGCCTCCTCGTAGAGATCCAGACATGCCCCATGCCTGAGCATCCGCAACTGCAACCAGCGCGGGAGGTTCGGGTAATCGCGGTCGAGGAAGTCGAGATTCGCGTCGAGTTCCCCCTCTAGATAATCGCTCATGCCCCCGCCTTCCGCTGCTTCAGCGCCGCGACGTGTCCGCGGAGCGCCTGCACGGACATCCGGGAAACGCCCTTCGGCTTCTCCCCGAACTCGTCGCAGAGCGCGAGATATGTGTCGATGAGCTCGGCCTTCGTCTTCTCGCGGCTGCTCATCTCCTGCGGCGGCTCTTCAGGCCCCGGGGCCGCAGGGCCCTCGCCCTTCGCCCGCTGCAGGCTCGCGAGAAAGACCCTGAGGGAGTTGTCCTTCATGCGCGAGAGCGGCGGAACCTTCCGGCCGAGTTCCGAACAGAGAGTCCGGATCTGCCCTTCCATCTCCTCGCGGCCGAGCCCCTGGTTAACGGCGTTCGCGGCCGCGAGCTGCTGCTCCGGGGTCGGCCCATCCGTGAGCCCTCCCACGTCGAGGGGATCGCCCGCGTCCTCGACGTCATCGAGGAGCGAGGGATCCATATCCGCGCGGGGTGCCTCCTGAGGCGGCTCCGGCGCCGGTTCGAACGGCGCGGACTGATTCTGCTCTTGTGGCGGCGGGGCCGGCCCGGGATCAGCGGTCCCGGAGATCCGGGCCTTGACCCTCTCAGCCAGACCGTTTACCTCGGGCGTCGCCTCCGCGGGACGCATGTCCTCGAGCTCGTCGACCGGATACATCCCCAAGAGCAGTTCGGGGAAGTACTCGCGCAAGAGGAAAATCGATGAGCGGAACACAAACATATGCTCGCGCATCGTCAACCACTTGGGTTTGTGGCCGTCCTTGCCGAGCTTTGACCATCCTTCGGCCTCGACCATTGCCCACGTGACGGCCGTACCAGTCACGACGGCGCCCGTGTCCTTCAGGACGACCGACGCCGTGCAGGACGTAACGTTGCCGGCACCGTCGTACTCGAACTCGTGGGAGATCGGGCCGACGAAGCGGCCGCTGTTGTTCGCGAGGGCGATCGACAGTTGCGCATCCATGCCCGGCTTGCCTTTGATCACGTGGCAGTGGTGGAAGAACATGAGCGGGTCAGCCTTGTGCCTCCATGCGAGAGCCACGATGATCGCGCAGTCCGCCACTTTCCCGCGGAACGCCTCGGGCACGAGCTCGCTGCGCGCGTACGCGTTCGCGACGCGCCAGACGTGGTCGAACTGGTCGGGCGTCGCGAACGCCTCGCCCTCCCCGCCCATCGGCTCGAACGTCCCCGACAGCAGGCGCTGAAAGTCCTCAGACTCCTCCGCCCTCCGCGGCGGCTTTTCCGGTTGTTGCGTCTGTTCTTTCTCTCCCATTCTCTCCCTCGCTTCCGTTTCTCGAACGTGTGCGACCGGCCATATGCTCCGCAACCCACCGCCTCACCACGGCACCACACTCGCGTTCGTAGTGCGTTTCGAGGATGTGCGCGTCAAACGCCTGCCATGTCACAAGCCTCACTCCCCACCCTTTTCCCCGCCCTCTGGCAGTTCCTTGAGGGCGTCGCGGACGATCCTCCGAATCTCCACGATCACGGGCAGGAGAGCGGAATAGCCCGTGGTCATGACGCCGCCGATGCGCGCTCGTATCCGCTCCAGCGCCGCGCGGGCAGTCTTGAGTTGGGCGTCCTTAGCGGCGCAGCACGGGCAATCCATCGAAAAGTACTCATGCTCCGGTCCATCGAGCATCAGCCTGTGGTCATTGTCACTCATCGTTCTCCTTCCCTCGTGGGTTCGTGGGTGTGTGCTGCTGCGGCCCATTCGCGGAGATAGTCCTTGAAGGCCGCAATGGCCTCATCGGGTGTGACCAGTAGGCTATCAACTGCGCGACGCAAAGCGGTCCGGAATTCGGTCGGCGCACCGTGCGTCGCCTTGAGTTCGCGCTGCTTCTCGGTCAGCCCTATCACTCACCCCCTTCCTCGACCTCGGGGCGCTCGCCGACCTTGAGCAGATGCTGGAGCGCGTCGATCATTGCCTGCGACGCCTTCCGTAGCGCGCGCTCGTCACCGTGGAGATCGGCCTTCCGCGCCGCCCACCACGGGTTGCGCTTGGTGGACGAGCCGCACTTGCCGTATGCCTGAGACATCGGGCAGAGCATGCCCATCCACCGGCACTGGCGGCGCGGTACGTGGTACAGCGCGCACAAGTGGCAGGAGTCCGCGTCCGTGCCCTCGTTGACCGCCCGCCGGTCATCGCGGATGCGCTCCCAGTGCTCGATGCATAGTTGGATTCGCTGCACATCGTCCGGCCACAGAACGATCTTCTTCGCCATCCTATCCCTTCCCTTCTGTGGTTTCCTCCTTGGAGGCGGCGTTGCGCTCGGCCAAGACCTTCCGCTTCATGCGCTTCAGGGCGGCGTCGCGCTTCCGGAAGATCGGCGTCATTTGTTTCGCGTACCGTTGGACGAGGGCAATCACGTCATCGCGGTGGGCGCACGGTCGGCAGAGGTCCGGCCCGTGCCACGATGCAGCTACGTGCCCTTGGCAGCCGAGGCAGTACTTGTCGCCGCAGACGATACAGGTCTGAAGAAAGCCCGTGCTGCCGCACAGTGGGTTGTCGCAGACCTCGACCTCCTTGGCGGGAATCTTGATCTTCGCCATCCTACTCCCCCTCCCTCGTGGGTTCGTGGGTGTGTGCTGCCTTCCACTCCTCCACAGCCTCGCCACAACAGGTGGGCAAGCCGTCCTCCGGGTCGATCTCCCACTCGCGGTCGCAGAAGGCACAGACCTCGGAGTTTTCTGACTCGACTGAGACGGCGTGCTTGGGTGCGTCCACATGCCGGAGCACTTGTTTGACGATGTCTTGGGCGTCCTCAATCCATGACCGACGGTGACGCTCGTTCGCCGCAGGGTCGTCCTCGCCATCGCGCTTCCGAAGCCACGGCTCGTCTATGTCGATGCGTACGTAGACCGCGTCGCATCTGCTGATCTTCGCCATCAGTCCTCCCCATCCCCATCCCCATCCGTGGCGTTGGATCCTGGCTGCATTCGCGCTTTGTGGTTGCGCGCTTGAGCGTCCAAGATTCGCGCGTCGCTTGGATACTTCTGTTGCCCCTTCCCATCCGTGGCGTTGAGCTTGGAGAGGGCGTCGCGGGCGGCTTGCCGGATAGTCTCGTATGCGCTACTGTCACGGGCCAGCTCCAACGCCCCCCTCACAGTAGAGAGAAGCGTGCGGAGGCGTGCCAATGCCTCGTCCTTCGCGCTGCACATCTCGCGGACGGTCTCACAGTCCGCCTTGACTTGCCCCATGACACGGTCCTTGATGTTCTGGTGCCGCGCCGAGTCCCTCTCCTTCTCCGCTGCGGCTAGCTTGGTGCGGAGGTCGTTGGCATCGAGTCGGTATCGCTCGATCAGGCTGTCCTTGCCGTCAACCAACTTCTCCGCTGCGGCCAGGGAGGCGCGGGCTTCTTCGCATTCTTCAAGGTGCCGCCCAGATGTGTCCACAGCCTCCGCCCACTTCTCCTTCCACTGGGCGTCGCGCTCCTCCAACTCCTTCACCTTGTCGCGGAGGTCATCGATGTCGTGCTGTGGGCACGCCCTCATGTGATTCTGGGCGGCTTTCAGCACGCCATCTTGCGCCGCCTCCAACTCCTTGACTCGGGCTTGGAGGGAGTCGCGCTCGTGCTCTACGAGGCAGCAGAAGTGCCATTTCGTGCCGTCGTCAAGCTGATGCGTCACCAAGTCGGCCCCGACGCGCACGTCCAAGGACACACCGCAACCTGCGCATTTCTCGCTCATCGCTTAACCCTCCTTCGGCATCAACACCAACATCGCCGCCAACTGCCGTACCGTCCCGTGCGGCGGCTCCCCGTAAAATGCTGTGTATTTCGCCCACGCCTTCGCTAGTCGTTGTGGGCATAGCTCCTCCAACTCCTTGACTCGGGCTTGGAGGGAGTCGCGCTCGGCGGTCAATCCGTCTTCTCTAAGCGCGACCTCCATCCGATCGCCCTTGAGTTTGTCCTCCAGTTCCTCTACACGCTTGCGGAGGGATACGAGTTCCTCCGCTTCCGCCTCGCGCTCCAACTCCTGGTGCGCACCCAGCGAGTCAAGGTTGGGCATCATCACTCTCCCCTACCGAAACCGCGGCCGGAAGATGCGCTTCGGCTGCATGGTTTCCGTATTCTCCTCGACCGCGACGTCGAACAGATCGTCCCCCGCTTCAAGCCCCAGACTTCGCGCGAGCGACTCCCATGTCTCCAGCTGAGGTGCGTCCCGGCCAAGCCACTCCGCCAATGACTGCGCGACGCCCGCCCAGTTCGTCTGTTCGTATGCCGGTGCCGCCTTGTAACTGACCTTAGCCACTCCGGGCGCGACAATGCCAGACGCGTCGCCAATAAACCCCTCGACGCGCACCCGGTACTCCTTGTAGCGCTCGACCGCCGCATTCTCGTCGGCCTTCGCCTTGCGTAGCAGCTCGAGTACTGCGGTCTGCTCGGAGTCCGCGTCGATGATGTCCTCAGATTTCTGCGGTACTGACGCATCGGGGGGAGCAACTCCCGCGAGCACGTGCTCCTCCCAGAATTGGCGTTCCCCCTCCACGATGTCCGCGATCAAAGAGTCGTCGCGATCGATCCGGATGGGCGTGAGCAGCTCCGCCATCCCGTCCTGCATGAGAGCCTCGACATGGTCCGCGATCGTCTGAGGGGAGAAGCCGCCGCGGCGCATGTGCACCATCCCCCGGAACGCAGACTCGTCAGCAAAGAGCACGACAAGATAGTTCACATGAGAGCGCGTCACCGCCAGTTCGTGCTGGCACTGGATGATCTCGTGATGCGGGGGCTTCGGTGCCGTCTCCGATCCCCAGCGGTGTCTCCCCCAGGAGGAGTGAGTCTTGATCTGCACGATCGCGCCGGCCGTCACGTCGAGGAGGTCCGGGGTCGCCGCCATGTAGTAATGCTCGTCGCTCGGGAGCCAGCCGCCTTCCTGCGTCTCGTGCCCGGTCAGCCGGCGGTAGAGCTCGGCGACCACGTCCTCAAGGAGCTGGCCGCGCTCCATGACCGCCGTGGGGATGTCCGCGGCCTTCCCGCGCTTGTCGAGCCAGAGCTCGAGGCGGCTCGTGTAGGGGGATAGGCCGAGGGCGGCCGCTGCGTCAGAGCCGCCTATGTAGTTGCGGCGGCGCTCAAGCCATTCGTCGCGGGTGAGTTCCTCAGGCATCGGCACCTCGCTCAGCAGTCGGAATCGGTGGTTGCGGGTAGTGCTTACGCACGATGCGAGCGCATCGAGCCAACACGCGCGCGCGTTCCAGGGCGCAGTCGGCGTAGGCGGCGGCGTAGGCGTAGGCGGCGTTGGCGGCGTGGGCGGCGGCGGCGGCGTAGGCGGCGTAGGCGGCGTGGGCGGCGGCGGCGGCGTAGGCGGCGTAGGCGTCGGCGTTGGCGGCGTAGGCGGCGGCGTAGGCGGCGTCGGCGGCGGTTACCACATCACTCGCAGTTGCGCCATGCCCTCGCGCCCACGAGCGCGCCGTGCGTTGGCATCGGTCGAACGCTCGACGGGAGTCTCCGCTCGTGTACCTCCGCGCAAGAGCAGCACAGTCACATGCGCACAGTACCAGTCGCTTGCGCGCGTCACTTTCGGGCCGCCCCGCCTTGCGTCCGAGCAACCACAGCATCCAGTCCCCGCGCTCGCAGTTGTTCCACGCGGTCTGCGCGTCGGGCTGCGTTCGCGCCCACGCCACCCCGTCGGAACAGGCACCGCGAGGCAGTAGTCGCGTCCAATGCTTACTCATAACTGACCTCCGCAGTCGCAGTCGGGACGTACTGACTCGCCACGGGCGTGAGCTCGAGCTGACCCATCCACATCATGCGCCCCGCTCCTCGAGCACCCACCGCTCCCGCTTGCGCCTGACAACGAACAGCCGGAACGGATACCAGAGCCCCTCCGTGATCCGGAGCTTGACCGCGGCGTCGTCGCGCATATGCCCCTTCGTCTCGTGGATCTCGAGACTCCCGTCCGAGCGCTGAACCAGGAAGTCGACGGTGTACCAGCAGCGCGGGCCGAGCCGCAACTTCAGGCTCTCGAAGTCGAAGCGCACGACGTCCCCGTCGACCATGCGCGCCAGGAGATGCTCGGCGTACGCGAGCTCGAGCGCGTTCATGCGGTCGGGGGTATGGGACTGGACGCGACCTTTGCCGCTCTTGCGGCCGATTTCCGCGAGGATGCGCTGCTGCTCGGCGGCGATCTGTTCCGGACTCAGTGCCACGGCTCTCTCCCTGTCCCGTAGCGTACTGTGGTGCCCGTGCGGCGCAAGGATTATTCCGTTTTATTCAGCCAACGCCTCGTCTTCCGCGGTCGCAGACAGTACTTCGTCCCGATCACATCCGCGTCGTAGAGCTTCCACACATACTCCTCGATCGGGAGCTCGACGTCCTGGGGGTAGTCGCCGCTGATCTTGTCGTGGTAGTGGATCGCCCAGCACGCGACGGTCTTGTCCGCCATGACCACGGACTCCGTCACCTTCACGAGCGCGGGCTCCCCCTTGCGGTACGGCGCCTCGAGATCCCGGAGGACGAAGTGGATGGCGCCGCGCCGCCGGTAGACGATGACCCACGTCGGCACCTTCCCGCCTTGGGTGCGCCTGAGCAGATCGGCGTTCGCCTCGGAGACAGACTTCGGCATCTGTTGTTCGATGCGGGCGACGTCACTGTCATCCATGCCACGGAGCGGCGTGTCAGTCCCCATTACGCTCACCTCTCTTCCTTCAACATCATAGCCTCCGCGTCCCTGATCGGCCGCCAGTGATATCCCTCGCGCTTGAGCTGCGCGATCAGGACCTGGTAGGGCCCGCAAAGCACCGGCAGCGGTTGGGTCTCCAGCGCTTGCGGCGCATACAGCGCGGGCCCGGGGAGGTCCTTGTGGACCATCTCCAGGTACTTGCCGTCCACGAGCATCCCGTCGAAGCGCATGATCGGTGGATCCGAGTAGTGGACTGTGCCAGTGCCCTTGCAGACGGGGCAGTCAGGCTTCAAGATCACGCCTCGTCCGCCGCAGCGCTTGCAGTTCGAGCCGAGTCCGTCGCAGACATCCGCGGGCTCGGAGCAGAATTCAGCACAATCGCACGTATCATCCCACTCGTATCGGTCGGGATGCACCTGCGGGAGTTGCCGAATGCACGTTGACCAGTCAACGGCGTCGAACGTCGAGAAGAGCTCAGGAGGGACTTTCACCTCCATGTCCGGTTTGACCGTGCGCCGGCGCACGGCGATGAAACCGTTGGAGGCATACTTCCAGCCGCCTACCACGAATGGGCGCTCGATGTCATACCGGCTCTCGCCCTGCATGCAGAATCGCTGCCAGTTCACTGTGTCTCCTTTCTCACGGTTCAACCCCGCGACGACCTGATAGAATCGCTGTTCAGGAGATCGATGTAGGCGCTCAAGTACTCGGCTTGTTCGCTCTCAGTCATCGCTTCCCCTTCCGATACTCCACGTCGTAGTAGGACCCGCATTCCGTGCAGACGAGCCGCAACAGCACGCACGGCGGCTTGCGCACGTAGAAGGTCGTCTTCCGGCACTTCGGGCACTTCAGATCTTCCTCCGGAGAGGTGGGACGAGGAGAGCACTCGGGGGCGACACCACGGGCCTGAGTCCTATTGCGAGCCCGAGCGCGGCTGGGACTGTCTCCCTGCGACCGCCTTTCCTCCCGCGATCTTGCAGACCGGCCTTTCACCCGGCCCTTCGCTGGTCCCTCGCTCTGTTGCTTCTTCCGCCGCACTCGTCCCACCCTCTCCTATTTGTCTTCACTCATCCGACACAGCCCGCCCGCGCGACTGTCCTGCACCCAGAGGTACCTCCGGCCCGAGGCGTCCTCGAGGATCGCGTAGCGCATGCCTTCCCCGGTCCGGCCCGACTCCACGACCTGCACCGAGGAGCTCCCCCACCCGAACTCCTCGCGCGTCTCTATCTGCGGCCGCTCCCGCTCGTCGAGGGCCCAGGCCAGGAACGTCAAATACGTCAGCCAGAAGGCCAAGCCCGCGAACGCGACCCAGAGGATTCCGCCCCAGCGGTCAGTGATAGAGCGCATAGACCACACCCGTGATGAATGCGAACAGGACGACCGCGATCGCGAGCTCGAGCAGCGACTGTTGCGTTTCGTAGCGCATGGTCACCTCGCTCCTAGAGTGAAACGGGCGCCCCCGGGGAAGTCCGCGCAGGAGATGCGCGGGGAGGGGCGCCCGATATTGCGGATCATGACTGCTTCCCCCACAGCCTGCTCCAATGCTACCACGCTCCCGGGGTGCGACAACGACTATCCCGGTTTTTACCAGCTCTCGTCGAGGACAGCCACGGCCTGGGCGACCGCGCCCGCGAGCGACTCCGCAGAGGCCTCGATCTGCCGGAATCGCTCCAGACCTGATGCGTTGAGGCCCTTCACCTCCGCGCGCACTTGCCAGTGCGCCATCGCCCAGGTCTTGTTCAGCCGCATGTCGTAGCGCGTGGTCGTGATGCGCACGACGTCAACTCGCTCGACGTGGTATTTCTTCTCTGCCGCACCCTGCACGAACTCGTCGCGCGCGACCTCGGTAGTACACAGCTCGTTCATGATTCTCTCTCCTGTTCCCGGCGAAAGCGGCGTATCGTCTCCTCGATCTGCCGCGCGAGTTCGTCCGCGATCGTCCCCTGACGCTCGTAGGCCTCCACGATCTTCTCCCGCGTCGTGTACCGCTTCCCACAACTCGGACACTGCCGTCGACGGCGGACCTCCGCATCCGTGACTCCGGCGCGCCTCGAGTCCGTCACGATCGTGGCGACCCCGCAGCAGGGCGAGAGCATCTCAGTCGCCCCGGATCCCGATGGTTGCGGCGTGGACGACGCGGGTGAGGCGCTTGCGGACCGCCTTCACGGCGTCGATGTGCTGATCGGTCGCCCAGGTCTGCTCGCAGATGACCGCGAGGCAGACGAGCCCATTGTTGACGTGATGCGCGATCCAGTCAGCCTGCTCCTGAGTGAACGTGATACCTCTCGCGTAGGCGTCCTCCACCGGGTCGGCTACGTCATGGTCTGTCGCCATCAGCGCCCGTCCTCTCCTGGGCCCTTGGCCGGCCCGAACAGCGTGGTCAGTTTGTCGTGACACGCCTGGCAGGCGAACGTCTCCGGCGTCACCATCACGACCGCCGGCGCCCCGCAATGCGCGCACAGCGATCCCGCAGGTGGACTGTCACCGACCGAACGCGGCCACCACTTCTGGTGGTAGGGTGACAACGACATCGGTTCTTTGGCCGCAGCGATCTGCACACTCCCGCCCTTGTAGTTGCTCGCAACCATGTTCGTGCGCGTACGGACCATGATCTCGAGCCGATCGACCTTCTCGTAAATCGTCTCCGACTCCTCGTACTGACTCAGGATCTCGTGCGCGACGGTCGCCGCTTCCCCGGGGCTCGCGGCATTGATCGTCAGCCACACGACCTCCTCGTCGACCTCCCGCATCTCCACGAGCACGTCGTCGATCGTTGCTTCGAACCACTCGACGAAGCGCAGGGCGCGCTTATGATCGTCCGCACCGAGAGGCACCTGATACACGGTTATGACGTCTGTCTCGAGCACTCTCACTGGTCACCCCCAGAGCATGTCCTCGGTCCAACCGGCCTCGACGCGGTCCCGCCAGATGCGGTCTCTCAGAGACTGCCGCGCTGCGCGCGCTTCGTCCGACAGCGGCTGCGACTCCGCCGGCAACTCCCAGGGTTCGCGGTCGGGTTCGAAGGCGCCGAGCTGCGCGTCTTCAGGCGAGGTGCGTGAGATGCGCGGGCGTTTCATCGCCTTCCCCTCTCGGGAACCGTCACACCCGTGTCCGGTAGGCCCCCGTCAGTGACGAGGGCCTGCCGTCGGGGCGTGGCTAGCGGGTCGCCATCACCGCCGCAACCAGCTCGTCGGGCCCGTCCGTGATCACGATACCCTCGCGCTCCTGGATGGTGGGCGCCACGTCGTGCGCCCACGCGCGTATCTCCTCCTCTGTGGCACTGGCGCGAAACGCGCGCGTCTCCGGGTTATCCCCGTATCTCTCCAGGTACTCACGAGCCGCCATGCATTCCATCGTGCATCCCCTCTCTCTGTACGTCACCCCGGCAACCGGCGCGCGCCCCACTGTCTCATAGAGACGAGGGGCGGCAGCGTCGTGGCTACGTCTCGCGTCTGTCGTACGGCATGATGCGCGCCGGCGAGGGCGCTCTGCGGAGCTTCTGGTAATCCGCAAGCCATTGCTCGACGCTCACCCGGTCCTCGGCGAAGCGTACGCCGTTGAGCGGCGTCCACGGCGAGTCAGGATAGCGGCGCGTCTCGGCCACGTAGATCGTCATGGCTCAATCCTCGTACCTCTCCGGGTTGAACGACGGGAACAGGTGGACGGCGTCGTGGCGGCGCATGTGCGTGCCGACGTCGCGCACGTGGCCCGCCTCGCGCTTGTGGTTCTCGCCGGGCACCGCGTCGATGTAGACGCGCCAGCCCCAGCCCCCGCGCACCGCAACGGCGATGACGCGCGTGGCCAACGAGCGGATGCCGATGATGTCGTCCGGGTTGAACGGCGTGAGATCCACGTACGTCTTCTCCTCCGTCTGGGGCATGCTATCCTCTCCTCTACGGTCCCCACGGCAACCGGCGCGCGCCCGTCCGTAGAGGGACGCGCACCGGAGGTCGTGGCTACTCCAGTTCCTCCGCCGGCAGGTCCGCGATGCAGTAGTCTACGATCTGCTCGCACTCGCAGCGTTCGCCGACTCGCCTGATCGCCGTAGGCAGGTCCGCCCCGGCCTCGAGCAGCTCGCCCCCGCGCGATCCCTGGCCGGGGTAGCACGAGTCGTACACCGCGTACACGAGCGACCTGCCGTCGGCGTGCTGCCTCACCCGCAGGCTCCACGTCTTGTTCGCCTGGCACTCGTGCTCGTTGTCCCAGTCCTTCGCGCTCGCGATCGTCGGCCAGTCGTCCTCCACGATCCGTACCGGCGCTCGGTCCGTCAGTGTAATTGTCCGCCGCTTGCGTCCGTCTCCCACTGCCATGATACTGCTCCTCTCTGGTGCGGGCTGTCTCTGGCCCGCTTGCCGGTGCCACCACGGCCCCGGCGTCGCCCCCGCGTGCGGGAGCGGCGCCCCAGGTCGGGGCGTACTGGGCTACAGGCCTCCGTCGTCCTTGATCGCGCCAATCCACTCGCTCGCCTCGCGGCGGCTCATCGCGGCAATCTGCGCATCGCTCGGGCCGTGCGTGCCATACGGGCCGATGCCGTCGAAAATGTCGAACCACGCGTCTTGCGCGCGACGCAAGAATGCTGCCTGCTTGGCCGTAATCGATCCCTTGGCGGTCGCTTTGCCGTACCGCTTCGCGTTGCCGTCGGCGGCCATGCGCTTGACCGACCGGTCCGAGTCCTCCTGCGCCTGGCAGTCCACGTGCGCTGCCCCCCACCCCTTGCGCCACTCGATCTCTTCTCCGACCTGGATCGGCTGGTGGCAGTGCTTGCAGCGCCCGCGGTATTTCGCTCGTATCGTCATGTCTGCGTCCTGTCGTGGTTGCCGGCTTCCCTTTCCGGCACTCTCACTATAGCCCGCGGCCGGGGGTAGTCAAGGCAATTATCCAGTTTTTTATACCTGGTCTTTAAGGACGTGCAACGGTCCTGCTATACCATTATACCTGCGGTTGGTATAAAGATTCCTGTTGACAGACGACCCCGTGAAACCCTATGCTACCGCGCGACATGGCCAGCCCCTCACTCAGTCGAGCGGAGACGTGGATGCCCGCCGCGGCGGCTCCGTCTGCGGATCGGGACCATGTCCGTCCGCGTCTCCCTCGATTGGGTGAGGGGCACTGCCCGGAACGGAGCGACTCCCCATGGCGTCATACTGGCTGCAGCTCGACCTCGATCTCCTGACGTCGCCCCGCTGGCTCGGCACCAACCCTTGGACGCGGCACTTGTATATGGCGCTACTCCGGCGCTGCATCGAAGAGCGTTCCGGGGAACTCGCCCGGTCCGAGTGGACCGATCGCGTCGCTCACAGTCTCGTCGGGGCCGCGGCCGGCGACGACGCGCCCAGCGCGGCCGCGATGCTCGAGGAATTGGCTGGGCCCGCCTGTCACCTCGTCGATCTGGCCGAGGAGACCATCGCCGTACACGGCTTCGACGAGCGCTACGGTAAGATGATGGCGAAGGCCGATCGTCTCCGCGACATGGCGAAGAAACGGCAGCGCCGTAAACGGGAGCGTGACGGGCGCGTGACCTCACCATCTTGTAACGCACCTGTCACGCGTGACAACAGCGTGACTAACGCACCTGTCACGCGTGAAAAGCGTGACGTCACGGACCTAGACGTAGACTTAGACGTAGACGTAGACGTTAGAGCCAGACATATAAAATCCCCGCCGTTGACGGGCGACGTTTCTGTTACTGGACAGTCGCGTGACACGGCGGGGAAGGCGCATATCGCGCCCGAAACGGCAAACGGCGAACAGCGACGGCCACAACCAACGGCACCACGGCCCTCTGGCGACCCGGAGATGGACAGGAAACACCAGCTCCCGGACCTCACGCCGACGACGGAACCGGCGAACGGCATCCTTGAGGGATGGTTAGAAGCGGAGGAGGGGACGTTCAGGGAGCCCATCGTCTTGCGACAACTCGTGAACGTTCGAGACCACAACGACCCGCTCACGCTGCTCGCGCACATGCGTGATCTCGAACTCATGGAGGACGCTCTGTCCAAGTGCTCCCTGCTCATGAAGCGCCTGAGCACCGCAGGGATCCGTCCCGGAGAAGAGGCGATCGAGTGGGCGCGCGACCAGTTGAATCACGATGGCCGGCCTCGTGGCGGGAAACCCGAATCGCCGGCCGACGTCCTCGCCTCTCTCAGGAGCGCCCCTGCGGTCGATCCCGACTTCGCGATCGCCGCTCTGGATGGCCTCTTGACTGGGTGGACGGCGCCCGACGACACGAATCACGTGGAGCAGCGCGCAGCGATCAAGCTTGCGCTCGCGGAGAAGCCTCTGGCGACACTGGCATGGGCAATCAAGATCAACAATGATCTCCCCACGGACGACCCGCTTACGAGGCTGGCCGAGTTCTGTTCGAACGGGAAGACGCCGCCGAAGACGCATTTGGCCGCAGCCCGGAAGATGGCGGGGCTCCCAGCGAGAGGGTAGACATGGGCAAGCGGACAACCAAGGCCGACCTGGCGCACAAGCGCGTTCTCACACTGAGAGAGGTCTCGCGCTACACGGGCCTCACCCCAAGACGCTGCATGGCTGAGCTGCCCGTGATCCTGCTCAACGGGCGCGGGAAGCAAGAAAATCGCGCGCGGTTCGTGCGCCGTCTTGTGGATGCGCGCATGGCGGAGCTCGGGCTGGTGAGGGGTGGGCGATGAACCGGAAAGACGCCGCGATCGTACAGATACTCGAGCGCACCAAGGCCGCAATTGAGCGCTGCAAATCGCAATACCCTGAGGCGTGGCCATACCTCGCCCATGCGATTGTGATGTGTGGTATGTGCGAGGCCCATACGATAGCGGCGACGTCAGAGGTGGAGGGGTGGGGGACGGACGTGCCACTCGACAAGGATGGTGGCGCATGAAACCGGTATTGCTGCGGCACCTGAGCAACACCCTACGGGCCGTCGTGGTTGCTGTCCCGACAGAGAACACCGAGGCCCCGCTGACGGCCATAGAGGCATGGGCCTTGAGTGCGGACGAGCACATTGCAGACCTGGACGACCTCTTGATAAACGCTCTGATTCAGGGCACGGGCGGCATCCGCAAGGACGGCTACATCGACAACGAGTGTCTCTCCACGTGGGAAGCGATCTCGGCCTACCTGGCTGAGCGCCGCTACCTCGAGGACGTCAACGGACGACTATACCGGCCAGTCGAGCGGTGTGCAGCCGAGAAGGATCCCACCTGATGCCTAAGCGCCCCCCCGTCTTCAAGCCGCCCGGCTTCGCGAGGACGAAGCGACCTCCCGACCGCAGAGCATCCGCGACGGCCCGCGGCTACGACTACGCTTGGCAGCAGTACGCGCAGTGGTATCTCGAGGAGCATCCCCTCTGCGTCGAGTGTCTCGCCCGTGGCAAGAGCATCCCGGCAACCGAGGTCGACCACATCAAGCCGCTCTCACAGGGCGGCGACAAGTGGGACCCTTCAAACCATCAGGCTCTATGCAAGAGCCATCACTCCAGGAAGACGAGGAGAGAGGGGAAGGCATGAAGAAGCGCAAGGAGCGGACACACTGCACGCAGCCGGATCGTGACGTGCCTGGCATCGAGTGCGGCTACCCGCTGCCATGCCCATGGCACAGAGCTACGATCGACATGACGACCGACCCGCCGGAGGTGCGTATCCCCGTGACGGTGCCCGACGCAGTGCGCAAGGCGAAGCGACTGAAGCGCATCGCGGAAGTCCTCGCTCTGGCCAAGATGAGCGACGAGGAGAGTGAGAATGCCTGACGTGCTGCCCCTGAGAGCAGAGAGCCGCAGGGGCTTCCTCGTGTTCCCGGCCTCGCCCTGCCCAGCATGTCGTGCGGTGAAAAACATCAGCACCGTGTACAAGCGCGTCGGCCGTTACGCTACCACGAGACACGACTGTGGGAGATGCGGGTCGTCCTGGTATTCCGATTTGTCGATCCTCGGGGGGCAGGAAGTATGAGCGCGACATGGGTAGCGGTGGTCGTGGTCGTCGTGGTCGTGGACGTGGTCCTGCTCGTACGGTACGCGATGCTGCCGCAGCTACGCAGGATGCGGGAGAGGGAGAGACTCGAGCGGATCCGTCGCTACCACAAGGCACAGAGGGGGCTGGGCACGTGGCGGCTACTGCGACGGACGGGCGATGCCGCAAGCCTGACCGACACGAACGGGTCTGTGCCACGTGCCTCTACATCGACAGTACGAGGGAACACTACTGTTGCATAAGCCCCTCGGCTCGTGGTATCGTCAGGACGGCGAGCGATCGTGACGCTCGGTACTGCTCTGAGTTCAAGTGTCGGTTGTGTGCAAGGGGAGAGCCACATGGCGAAGCGGGAGTTGACGATCGACGAGGTGATGGAACGTAGAGCCTGGCCCTACGGTCGCGTGTCGCTCAGGGACTTTCTGTTCGGCGGGGCGTCAGCCTACACGGGCAACGGGCGCCGGCGCAAGCACAAGCGCAACCGGCAGGGGGACTGCTCGCGGGCGTGGGGGTTGCGAGGGTAGGGGGTCGGCAACTCAAAATGCACGCTTGGTATGAACCGTGGGATACTATTTGCGTATATTCTCACGGGTTAGGAAGTTAGGTTGCGCGATCGCGTAGTAGAACTCAGGCGGGTCAAGGCCTCGGACCTTCTCCCGCATCCGCAGAACTGGCGCACTCACCCGAGCGCCCAGCGCAATGCGATGAGGGCCGTGCTCGACGAGGTCGGTTATGCGGGCGCGCTCCTCGCGCGCGAAACACCGGAAGGCCTGATGCTGATCGACGGCCACCTGCGTTCTGAGGTCACCCCCGACGAGACGGTGCCGGTCCTGGTGCTGGACGTGGACGAGGCAGAGACGAAGAAGATCCTGGCGACCTTCGATCCCATCTCCGCGATGGCCGAGGCCGACAAGGGGAAGCTTGACGCCGTTCTCCGAGACATCGACACCGGGAGCGAGGCGCTCGCGAAGATGCTGGAGGATCTCGCCGAGTCGAATGGGCTGCTCGAGCAGATCACGACGGAGGAGGGTCCGGAGCCGCAGATCGACAAGGCCGCGGAAATGAAGGCGAAGTGGGGAACGGAGCTCGGGCAGCTCTGGAAGATCGGCGAGCACCGCCTGCTCTGCGGCGACGCCCGCGATCCCTTCTGCGTCGAGCGCGTCATGGCCGGGGAGAAGGCGTCTTGCATCTTCACTGACCCGCCGTACGGCGTCGGGATAGGCGCGAAGAACCGCCTGCTCAACAGCGTTCAGGAGGCCGGGCGCGCGCTCAACGACATCGAGGACGACAACCTCACGCCGGAGGAGTTGAAGGCGCGTCTCCTGCCAGCGTTCGTCAACGCGCGCAAGATTGCAATGGCGGAAGACTGCACGCTATTCATGACCGCACCACAGGGCGGCGAGCTCGGCATGATGATGATGATGATGATGGCCGAGGCCGGCCTCCCGATCCGCCATGTTCTGATCTGGATGAAGAATTCGCCGACGTTCTCGATGGGCCGTCTCGACTACGACTACCAGCACGAGCCAATCCTGCTGACCTGGGGGAAGCGGCACAAGCGGCCGATGCGCGGCGAGCACAGGACATCTGTCTGGCAGATAGACAAGCCGCGCGCGAGCGACGTGCACCCGACGATGAAGCCCGTGGCGCTCGTGGCAAATGCACTGCTGAACAACAGCGACAAGGGCGACGTCGTGTATGAGCCTTACTCTGGTTCGGGGACTTGTCTCATCGCCTGTGAGCAACTGCGACGAAAATGCCGCGCGATCGACAAGGCACCCGAGTTCGTCGCCGTCGCCCTTCAGCGCTGCACCGACGCCGGCATGTCCTGCCGGCTGGAGAACCGAGATGGCTAAGCCGGGACCGCCTCCGACTCCAACGCCGCTGTTGAAGCTCCATGGATCCTGGAGGGCGAAGACGCGCACCGGGGAGCCCACGCCTCCGGGCGCAGATAGCGGCCAGCCTCGGCGCCCCTCATACCTCACCCCGATGGGGCACGCGCGGAGGTGCTGGAACTACCTCGCGCCGCGCCTGGCGCGGATGGGTACGCTCACGACCGTCGACCGTGCCGCGCTCGAGGTGTACTGCGTGACCTACCAACGATGGCGCGACACCGTGGAGTCGATCAACAAGCACGGGGCCGTTCTGCCGACGCACGACAAGGATGGTAAGCTGACGGGATACGCGGAGCGGCCGGAAGTTCCGCGGGAGATGAAGCTCGCGGATCTGCTGCGCAAGCTCGGTCGCGACCTCGGCATCACCGCCTCCGCCCGCGCCGGCCTCGCCACAGTCGCGGGCCCCGCGGGTCCGAAGACCGCGGAGGACAAGCTTAACGAGAAGTTCGGATAGGAGAGCCATGAGCAGCCGCCGCGTGAAGAGACGTAGCTTCGGGTTGCAAGACTCGTTCACGCTCGATGCCTCATCCTCTGGCTATTTCGTCTTCCCGCACACGGAAGGGAAGGCCACGACTACGGACGTGTCCGTCTACTTGCTTGCCAACGGTCGCAACGAATGGATCATAGAATGGGACGAGATCGCGGGGTGGCCGCGGCTCGTCGAGTGGGTGCGCGCCGCACTAACATGGATTGCGCGGCGCCTCCGGAGTTAGCTGTACTGAGCCGGTATACACTGATAGGGTCGCAGATGCGGCGAGTCATGACCCCCGGGGAAGCTCCGTGCAGTGTCCCTGGGCAACTATCCGGTGCTGAGATGCCGCAGCATAACCGGACAGACAAGGATCTGAGCACGGGCCGCGCGACCCGCTAACGATGACGGGCCCCGCCGGCGGTGACCGGCATCCCCCGGCGGGGCAACAGATTGGAGCCGCAATGCCGACCAAGACGAAGGCCCCGAAGAAGAAGGCGAAGAAGAAAAGCGGCCGACGTCCGCGTCTCGACAAGTGGGGCGTCCCCGCGGCCCACCGCAAACTCCTGATGCTCATCCCCGGATACGATCCCTTCCGCGACGCGCGCGGCTACCACTACGACGCGGAGCTCGCGCAGAAGGCCGTCGATTTCTTCGAGGAGGTCCTCACGCACCAGAAGGGCAGGTGGGCGCCCGGACCCATCAAACTTGAGAAGTGGCAGAAGGCCATTCTCATGAACCTCTGGGGATGGCGCACGCCCGAGGGCAAGCGGCGCTTCCGGCGGCTATTCCTGTATGTCCCGAAAAAGAACTCGAAGTCAACGATGGGCTCAGGCCTGGCGCTGCTTCTCCTGCGGACGGACCACGAACCGGGCGCGCGCATCGTGGGATGCGCCCACGCGAAAGCGCAGGCCGGATACATCTTCGAGGACGCGGTGGGGATGGTCCGCAACTCGAAGTGGCTCTCCCAGAGCCTCAAGGTCTTCGGGGTGCGCGGCGGCTCAGTCGAGCGCATGATCGCATTCGATGACGAGATGTCGAACTACCGCGTGAGCGCCTCGAACCCCGCGACGTTCGACGGCGCGAACATCCATGCCGCGATCGTGGACGAGCTGCACCGCTTCGACGACACCGAGTTCATCGATCTCGTGGAGCAGTCAACGACCGCGCGCGACAACTGGCTGATCGTGTACGCGACGACCGCGGACAGCGCGCGCAAGGAATCGGCCTGCAACATGAAGCTCGCGAAGGCACGCAACGTCCGCGACGGCATCGACCGCGACGCGCGCTTCCTCCCCGCGATCTGGGAGACGACCTCGGAGGACGACTGGCAAGACCCGAAGGTCTGGAAACGCGTGAACCCAAACTGGGGGATCTCGGTCGACCCCGAGGAGTTCCGCCAGGCGTTCGAGGAGGCGAAGAAGTTTCCGTCGAAGCAGGCGGCGTTCAAGCGGCTGCGACTAAACATGGTCACCGACGCCGCGAAAGTCTGGATCCCCTCGGAGGCGTGGATCAAGTGCGGGCCCGCCGTCGACCCGGCCGACCCCTACATCCTGCGAGCAACGAAGCGCGACGAAATGCTTGCTGGTCTCGCCGGCACAGAGTGCGTGGCCGGGCTCGACGTGAGCGTGAAGAATGACCTGACCGCTTTGACTCTGCTCTTCTGGCGCATCATGGAAGAGGCCGGCCACACGTCGCGCCTCTTCCGGAGTCTCCACTGGTTTTGGTGTCCGCGCGAGCGCGCCGAGGAACGTTCGAAACGCGATGAAGTGCCCTACACCGCGTGGGGGGAGGCCGGGTGGATCGATCTCACGCCCGGCGACATCATCGACCACGGGCGCATCGAGAGTACGATCGTGGATCTCTCCCGCATCGTGCGCATCCAGCGTATCGGGGTCGACCCCGCGTACAGCGCGTGGGTCGTGCAGCGGCTGCAGGACGCGCGGGGCTTCCACGTCGAGCTCGTGAGGCAGGGCTGGCAGACGCTTTCCGACCCCTGCAAGGAGTTTGAGGCCGCGGTCATGGCCGGGACGTGGAGCCACGACGGTTCGCCGGTCATGGGCTGGAATGTCCGCAACTGCGTGGCGTGGCGCGACAAGGCCGACAACATCACGCCCGACAAGAAGGCTTCGAACGAACGGATCGACGGCGTATCCGCGACGGTCACCGCCCTCGCGCTCGCGATCTCGCAAGCCCCCCCGGACCGGGGGAGCCCCTGGAGCGACGATGAGAAAGATTCGCCTTGGTTGGATGGCCTCCCCGCCGGCGGGGACGGCCCGTGGCTCGAGAACTGACAGGAGATGCCATGACGACGCCAGCAAAGTTGTTGAAGCAGTGTCGAGACAAACTCGCGGAGACACAGAGGATCCTGAGCGTCCTCGAGGAGACGGTCGCCGAGATCGACTACCGGGAGGCCGCTCTGCCCGCGAAGCGTCCCGCCGAGGTCGCACCCGTGAAAGCTGTCGCGGAGGCCGCGCCGGTAGTGCCTCCCGTCTTGTCACCGCCGGACGCCCCGGATCTCCCCTGAGATGGGTGAGCCTCAGGTCGCACCACCCTCGTGGGACATAGAGGCGCGACAGCGCTGGGAGGCGGACCGCCGCCGCGCAGTCGTCTCACGTCTCATGTGGCTCGCGGGAATCTGTGGGATCTGTGCAGGCGTGGGGTTGCGCGCGGGCTGGGACTGTGCTCTGATCGCCGGCGGTAGCCTGGTCTGGGGAGAGTATTTCGTCGGGGGGATACTCGAGCTCGTCACGAGCCGGAGAGGTGCGGGATGATCCTCGGAATGCTCGCCGCGGATAGCCGGCGGTGGTTGCGCGCGGGAAATCCCGCGATCTGGGACTGGAACGGGTGGGGCTACGGGTCGCTCGGGCAAGTCTCCTCCTCCGGCGAGACGGTCTCGCCCAAAACCGCGAAAGCGCTCTCCGCGGTCTACGCCTGCATCGACATCATCTCCACCGACACCTCTGTCTACCCCGTGGACATCATGCGCAGGGTCGATCCCGAGCGGAGCGTGAAGGCGAACGCCGACTTCCCCGGGATCTACACGATGCTGAACGGCTCGGCCAACAACGCGGTCCTCGCGATCAACGTCCGGAAGTTCGTGATGGCCCAGTGCCTCGGCTGGGGCAACGGGATAGGGGAACTGCAGCGCAACGGGTATGGCGACGCGATCATGATGCACGGCCTTGAGACCGACCGGCTGAGACCGGCCTACAACGAGGAGCTCGGGGAACTCGACTGGCACTACACGGGGAGGGACAACAAGGTCCGCCGGATCCGGGGCGCGGACGTTGTCCATTTCATGGGCCCCTCCGACAACGGCGTCACCGGCTCGTCTGTTCTCCGCTATGCTGCGGAGGCGGTCGGCTCGGGCCTCGCCCAGCAGAAGTACACCGCGAGTTTCTACAAGAACGGGGCGTCGCCCTCGGGCACACTGCAATACGCGCAGAAGATCTCGAAGGAAGCTGCGGAGGAGATCGTGCGCGACTGGGATGCGCAGCACGCAGTGGGCGCGGCCGGGATGCACAAGACCGCGTTTCTTCCCCACGGCATCGAGTGGAAGGCGACCGCGATCTCCCCGAAAGACGCGGAACTCGTAAACTCAAAGAAGTTCGGCATCGAGGAGATCTGCCGGTTCTACCGCGTCCACCCGGACAAGGTCATGTCACGCGGTCAGGCGAAGGGATGGGGCACGACCGAGGCCTACAACAAGACGCACCACATCGAGTGCCTCATGCCCTGGCTCGAGCGCGCGGAGGCGGAGTACGACCGGAAGTTGCTGCCGGCGGGCGGCGAGTACTACACGCAGCACAACTACGACCGGCTCCTCGAGCCTGACGCGGTCGCGCGCTCGGACCGGTACACGAAGCTCCTATCCGTTGGAGGTATCCGCCCGAACGAGATACGCGCGCGCGAAGGGCTTAACCCCGATCCGGATCCGGCGGCCGATAAGTTGTACATCATGGCGAACGTTCGCCCACTCGACCAAGCCGGCAAAGAACCCGCGGACAACCAGCAACAGCCGGCGCTTCCCGTTCCGCCCCCGCCTCCCAAGAAAGACGAGGACGAGGACGACGAAGAGCAGGCGCGGCATGTCGCATTCGTCAGTCGCACGGTGGAACGCTCGGCCCGGAAGCTCCTGCGCATCGAGGGCGACCGCATGAGTTCGATGTGCGGCCGCAACGTCCCGGCCTCGGACCTCGACGCGTTCGCGATGCGGCATGCGGGTCACATGGCCCGCGAATTTGCGGAGATCTTTGAGGCTCAGGCCGAGGAGTTTCTGCCGTGGTGCGTCGGCACCGCCCTCGCGGGAGCCGTCGTGTATCAAGGTGCGCGTGAGCGCGCGGAGGAGACTGCGCAGGAACGCGAGGAGCGCCTCCCCCCCGTGTGGGCGCGGCAGCTTGTGGCGTTGGCATCGACGATCGGAGACGACCAATGATTCTCAGGGAGTTCGGCAAGTACCTGGCGATGGAATCGGGAGCACTCGACCGGTGGTTCGCGCAGGGCGCGGAGATCGAGGTCGACAGCGCGGATCTCGTGGACTGGGAGGCCTCCGACACGAACGCAATCTACGCGGGCCCGGTTGGCGACGCGATCAAGCGAGGTGCCCAGATCTCTTTGCCGGCGCGCGGGGTCGCGGCGGTCCCGATCATGGGTATGCTCAACAAGCGCTTCAGCTATGGGTCGTTCATGTCCTCGTATATCAACATCGCGTTCGCGGTGACGGCCGCTGCCCGCGACCAGAAGATCAGCACGATTCTGCTGAAGATCGACTCGCCCGGCGGATACGTGCACGGGATGGCCGACGCCTCCGACGCGATCGCGCGCGCGCGGGCGGTGAAGCCCGTGGTCGCGCAGATCGACGACATGGGTGCCTCTGCCGCCTATGATCTCGCCTCGCAGGCGAGCATGGTCTACGCGAACCGATCGGCAATGGTCGGGTCGATCGGGACGCTCGGCGTGATCTACGACGTTTCGAAAATGCTCGCAAACATCGGGGTCAAGGCCGAAGTCTTCTCGACCGGCCGGTACAAGTGGACGGGCGTCGAGGGCACGAGTCTCACGGACGAACAGCGGGAGTACGTGCAGTCCGAGGTCGACCGCATGGGCGATGACTTCGTGGCGGACGTGGCGCGCGGGCGGCGCCGGTCGGTGGAAGACGTCGCGAAGCTCGCGACGGGGCGGACCTGGTTCGCGGACGAGGCGAAAAAACTCGGACTTATCGACGAGGTCCGCTCCTACGAGTCGACGGTGACCGAGCTCGGTTCAAACGTCACGGCCGCGGCGGCTCGCGCGGAACGCAACCGCCGGTTGCAGCTCGAGGCCGCGCGACTCGCTCAGCGAAAATCCGCACAAAGGGCTTGACATCTCAAGTGCGGGCTGTATGAAACAGGCGTAGACGTTGCTGGTTCGGGGCGCTGGGTCGCCCCTTGCTGGCGAGACAACTGCATATCGGGTAGCGGGCGGCTGCTGGGACAGGCGCGCGACACTCGGGGACGCAAACCGGCTCTACCGGTGCGTCAACGAATGTCGCGCGCTTTTTTATTTGCCCGGAGGAGGACACATGTTCATCGCAACCCTGGTCGGGATCAGCCTGGCGGCCCTCGCGTTCCTGATCGCGCTCAACGTCATCGAGGGCGCGGAGACAATGTCCTCGACCCAGCTCACCACGATCGCGGATGGCAAGCGCAAGGAAGCCGTCGCGATCGAAGACAAGGCGAAGAAGGAACAACGCAAGCTCACCGACGAGGAGAACGCCGAGGTCGACCGGCTCTTCGCCGTTGCCGAGGAAGCGACCTCACTCGCTGCGGAGGCGAAGAAACGCGAGGACCGCGCCGCGAAGATCGAGGCCGCGCGCAAGGACCTGGCGAAGCCGAGACAGCGCCCCTCGCAGAGCAACGCGAACGTCGTGGACGATCCCCCCGCCGATGGCAAGGAGCACGAATACGCGGCCTCGTCTGACATGCACGACAACCTCCTGGACGACCCGCGCCACGGATGGGAGACGTTCAACGATTTCGCGGCCGCGGTGAAGGCCGCGTTCCTCCAGCGCGGCGTCGACGAAAAACTCAAGATCGTAGCTGCGGCCGCAGGCAACACCGGACTCACCGGCGAGGACGGGGCGTTTCTCACGGCGCCGGAGTATTCCGACAAGGTGTACGAGCGCACGATCATGGCCCTCCAGATCCTCCAGGACTGCGACCGCATCACCCTCACCGGCCGCGCGAACCTGATCAACATCCCGTACTTCGTCGACCACGACCGTTCGAGCACGACCTACCGTCACGCCGGAGTCGTCGCCTATCGGTTGGCCGAGGGCGACGACATCACGGTCTCAAAGCTCAAGACCGAGGCGCGCGAGATCCGGATGAATTCCGTAGGCGCGCTCTCGGCTGCCACTCAGGAGCTGCTCGAGGACACCACGAACTTCGGCGAGCGGCTCATGACGAAACAAGGGGAAGCGCTCGCGGAGATGATGGTCGAGGACGTCATGTTCGGCGACGGCGTGGGCAAGCCCCTGGGCGCATGGCACGCCTCGTCGGCGCGCGTGTCCTGCGACAAGGAGGACGACCAGGCAGCCGACTCGGTCACGCACCAGAACATCCTGGACATGATGGATTTGCTGTGGGCACCGTCAGAAAGCAGGGCCAAGTGGTACTACAACCGGCACCTGCGGTCGACATTGCGGGTTATGACGATTCCGGTCGGGACCGGCGGCGAAGTGTCGAAGCTCTTCGAGCGCGGTCGAGGCGGCCCCGACTACATCGACGGCCTGCCTGCGCAGAGTACGGACCACTGCGAGGCGCCCGGGGATGTCAACGACATCTGTCTGGGCGACATGAGTCAGTACGCGCTGGTGACAAAGGGGTCGATGAGCACCGCGATGTCCATGCATCTGTACTTCGCGTCGCGCCAAAACGCGTTCCGCTCGGACATCCGGTACGGTGGCGCGCCGTTGTGGAAGCGGGCGGCGACTCCGCGTAAGGGGATCTCGGGGGTCACCGCGTCGCCGTGGGTCAACCTCGCGGAGAGAGCATAGGCATAGCCGGCTAGCCACGAGCCAACGGAGGTTCCAATGGGCAAGTCATTTCTCGAGACGCACCAGGTCCAGCTCGTGATGGCGCCGGTCGACGCGAACGACGGCGCGACCACCGGCGATTACTTCGACATGTCGAAGTGCTCGGAGTGCGAGATCGTCGTCGCCTTCGGGGACGGGACGGCCGGCAGCGACCTCGACATCGCGCTCTACCAGAGCGACGACAACGCGGGGACCACGACTGCGGTGCTGAACTGCCTGGAGACGGGCAGGATCTACACGAAGTATGCCGCGACGTATGCGGCATACGCCGCGCTCACCGCGTGGACGCAGGTCACACAGGAAACCGCGGACGAGAAGCACGAGCCCGACGACAACGGGGAGGCCGTGGGCCTCATGTCGTACCGTGTCCTGGCCTCGGATCTCACGGACGGTTATCGCTACATCCGGGCAGACCTCACCGACCCGGGTCAGGCGAAGATCGCAGCGGCGCTGTACATCGGGACGCTCTACGACCAGGGTGACCCCGCACTGACGCCGCACTGTCTGTAGGATGACGCGGGTCCCGGGTTCCGGGACCTCGAGACGAGCGAGAGGGAGAAGCCAGATGATCCACACGGCATTCAACCAGCCGGGCGGCAAGGGCGTGATTCTCGATCGCTCGCGCGCGGCCACCAATCAGGTGTGGTTCGTGCAGTCGACGCATTCGAACGCCAGCGACGGCGTCGGCTTCGGGCGTCACCCGGACACGCCGTTCGCCACGCTGGATTATCTCCTCTCCAACGCGACGACCCTCGGCGTCACGACCTACGACACGGTGGTGATAGGCCCTGGACACAACGAGGGCCTGGGGGACGACCAGTGGGCATGCGCGACTGCCGGCCTCACGGTGATGGCGCACGAGCGGGCGATCGGCGGGCTCGCCCCCGTCCTGGACTTCGACCACGCGAACGCCTCGCTGGACATCACGGCGAACAACACCGTGTGGAAGGGCATCCACTTCCGGCCCTCGATCGCCACAGTCGCGATCGGCGTCCATCTCGCGACGGGCGTAACGGGCACGGAATTCCACGACTGTCGCTGGATGATGGGAGAAGAAGGGGACGGCACCGACGAATTCGTCAAGGCGCTCTACCTACAGAGCGGCAACCACGACACGAAGCTTGTGAACTGCACGATCCTCGCCCACGCGAGCGCCAACGGCGCGACGCACGGGATCCATGTGGCGGCCGCCTCCAACCGACTGGTGATCAAGGGTCTGGTGATGCAGGGACCGTATGCCACCGGCGGTTGGGTGGAGGCCGCGGCCGGCCTCAACCACGTCTTCGAGGACTCGAGTATCGACGTGTCGGGCGCGCAGGTCTCATTGCACGCGTCGAGCACGTTCGCCTCCCGCAAGAACAACGAGCTCGGTGGTAAGATCGAGGAGGTTGAGGTCGTCACCACGCGCGTCGAGACACAAGTCACGGGACGCGGCCGCAACTTCTACGTCGACAGCAACAACGGCGCGTCCGGTAACAGCGGGCTGACGTGGGGCGATGCGGTCGCCACGATCGACCAGGCGATCAACAAGTGCACCCACGACTACGGGGACGTCATCCACGTCGCCGCCAACCACGCGGAGACGGTAGGCGGCGCCGCCGCGATCGACTGCGACGTGAGGAGCATCACAATCCGCGGGTACGGCAACGGGCTGGCGCGCCCGACGCTCACGTTCGACACGAACACCGACACCCTCGAGATCGCGGTCATAGACGTCACGCTCGAGAACCTGTACTTCCTGTCGGATGTCGCGGACCTGGCGAAAGCCGTGGACATCGCGGCGGGCGGCGACAACTGCACGATCAGGAACTGTCTCTTCCGGGACGGCGCAGCGAACAAGGAAATGCTCGTCGCTATCAACGTGGCGGCCGCCGCAAACAACCTGCTGATCGAGGGCTGCGAGTTCTCGACGACCGCCTCGGGTGACTGCACGGACGCGATTCTCCTGGCCGGCGCCTGCGACAACACCGTGATCCGGGACTGCATCTTCAACGGGGACTGGAGTTCCGGCTGCGTCGACGGCTCTGGCGCGGCGCAGACGCACCTCACGATCAAAGACTGCGTCATGAACAACGTCGATGCGAGCGCAGGCCTCTGCATCAACTTGCATGGCAGCAGCACCGGCATCGTCACGGGCAACCGCTGCCACGGCGGCTTGACGGGGACCGACCCGATCGTCTGTGCGGCGGCGATGCGGCTGGGCAACCTCGTCACGGTCGTCGAGGGCACGGACGCCCTGGCCGAGCTCGGCATCCAGTGTGTGCGCGCGACAGGGGCGCTCGCGCAGACGGGCGTGCTATCCCTGTTCACGATCACGGGCCGCGTGATGGTGACAGCGATCATCGGGGAGGTCACGACCAACATCCAGAATCAGGCGAACGCGACGAAGCTCTCGGTCAACCCCACAGCGGGCGACACGACGGACATCTGCGCGACGCTCGACATCGCCAACGATCAGGTCGGCACTCTCTACGGCATCACCGGGACCGCCGGGGACGCGATGCAGCAGGCGTGCATCATGAAGAACCCCATCATCGCGGAGGCCGGCGTCATCGAGATGAACTGCGCGGCGAACAACAGCGGTGCGATCCAGTGGAACTGCTATTGGAAGCCTCTCGTCGCCGGTTCCACTCTCGTCGCGAACGGCCCGTAGTAGACGGAGTCAGTTGACGACCAGCGCTTGAGCGAGCGAATGGGGCCCGGCCCGGGTAATCGGGCCGGGCCTCGCGCATGAGGGAGAGACACATGTCCCAGAGAGTTGACCGCATCATCGACCGCTGCGAGAGCGTGACGGACCCGCTCTACACGGAACTCGGGGACGAAACGGACAACCTCGAGGTGGCGGCCGCTCGTAGCGTCGCCGGCCAGTATGCGATCGAGTTCGACAAGGTCGACGGCACCGCGACCACGAAGAGCGCCGGGGCATATCGCGAGTACGATCCCGCTCTGAATCTCGACAAGGAGCGCCTCGGCGGCGGCTGGATCACGTGGAAGCTCTACGTCTCGAGCGTTGCTGACATCGACTACGCATGGCTGTGCCTGGGCGACGATTCGACCAACTATGTCGAGTATCGCGTGCCTGACACGCGCCTCGAGGCAGGGGTCAACAACCTGTGCGCGGTCCCGATGCACGCCTACGCCGCGGTAGGTGGGACCGGCTGCAACTTCAGCGACATCGGGTACATGTCGTGGGGCGTTGCCTTCGACGCCGAGGACGACGCGCTCGCGAACATGGCTATCGACGAGATCTCGATCTGGCCGGGGATCGCGCCTCTCCCGACGATTCCCGAGGACATCGTGGACTTCACCACCCAGGACGGCGCGGGCTCGGCCGTGGACTCCCCGAAGACTTCGGTGGGGACGACCCCCGTAAGCCTGACGGCGCCGGCGCATGCGCGGTTCGTGACATTGCAGGGCGAGGCCGCGATCCGGGTGGGACGCAACGGGACGCTGGACGGGACCGCCGACGAGGGCTACGACCAGCTCATGGCGTACGAGAAAGAGGCGTATCCGATCCGGCCGGGGCAGCTGATCTACTTCAGGATCGATGCGGCTTCGGGCACGACCTCTGTGAACTTCAAGTTCCTGACGACCGAGTGAGGCACCGGTGATTCAGACCCCGTATTCCTTCATGGTCCAGCGCCCGCGGCGGCAGACGAAGATCAGCTCCGTCCTGCCACCGATCACGGACGGGCTCACGTTCTTCGCGCCTCTCACGCGCGACTACGGGACTGTACCCGTGTACTCGGCGGCGGGCACGACCGGGCTGTCGACGGAGACGGTGGACGCGGATGGGACGTACACCGAGGCTTTCTCGGATCTCATCGTGGGGGCGAGTCTCAACACGGCGAGAGTCGGGAAGTACGGGCTGCTCTCAGAGGTGGCGAGCACGAACCTGTGTTTGCAGTCTGAGGCGTTGGACGTAGATGGCTCGGGATCGCCTTGGACCCACACGGCCTGTACGGTAACGGCCAACCAGGTAACGGCACCCGACAACGCCGCAACTGCGGACAAGGTTGCGGATGACGCTGGCGGCCAATACAACCGCGTCGGGCAAAACGTTACGCTGTCTAACGGGACGACCTACACGTTGAGCGTGTGTGTCAAGAAGGGCGACTCGGAGGCGTTTTCTATCTCCCTATGGAGGGCTGCCCATACCTCAATACGTATCGACTTTGAGTTTACCGGAACCGTGCCAAGCGTGAAGGCGGAGGATGAAGGAACGGGTGGCGTCAAGGCGATAGGTGGCGGGTGGTATCGCTGCTACGGCGTCGGCGCCGCGAACGCAGACGTGGCATACGAGGCCGCTGTTTACCCAAGCGAACATAACGTCACGCCCTCCGCTGGGGTCTATACGTACTTCTGGGGCGTCCAACTCGAAGCCCAATCCGCCCCCACCTCCTACATCCCTACTACGTCAGCAGCAGTGACGAGGAGTGCGGAGGCGCTTCGATATCCGGGCGGCGCGAACGTGTCCTTCACCGCCGGAACGATTCTTGTTGCTGCGCGGCTCACGGACGCGGCTATAGCGTCCGGGGTGACGCCCGTCTTCCTGGAGGTGGGCGCCGGCGCAACCGACAGGCTTACGTTTATTCTCGACTCGAACGACAAGGCGAACTTCTCGGTGGTAGACGGCGGGGCGTCTCAGGCAAGCCTGGTCGGCACCAACGCCCTAGTGGCAGATACGACCTACGTCTTTGCGCTTGTGTGGGCGGCGAACGATGTGCGGCAGTACGTGAACGGGGCCGACGAGAAGTCCGATACGTCGGCTACAATGCCCTCCGGAACCATCACGATAGATGTTGGGTATCTTGCCAGAGCGGCAGGATACAACATCAACGGCTCCCTCAAGCACCTCCTCATCTACAACGACGAGAAGACTGCCGAGGAAATCGCATACCTCAGTGACTGGGTAGCGGACAGGAGCGCGGCATGAGCAGGATAGAGCCTGTCCTGATTGACATCGCGGACGTCCCGGAGGCGGTCAAAGCCGTGGACGTTCGACGCGCAATCGTCAATGAGCTCGGGGAAATCACCGGGCACGAAGTCGTGAGAGTCGAACCCACGTACACGTGGAAGATCATCACTCCGGCCGCCACGTACTTCGTGAGCCAGCTCACGGACATCTGGCGCTACTCCCCGGCCGAGGACAAGTCGGAGCGGGAGTACGCGGAAGTGATCAAGCTCGGCCTCGGCGCCCGCGCGGGTCGTCCCGTGTACGGGGGCGAGGATGGGAGCCGCGCCTACGTTTCGCGCGCGACGTTCGACGCGCTGGCAGCCGCAAGCGTTTTGGTTGCGGCAAAAGCGGGGGGAGCCGTTAGCGGGGGTGAGCTGCTGCCGTAGAGGAGAGAGATGGCTCGCCAGTACAGATCACTCATCCAGAGCACCGCACCGTCCGCCGAGCCGGTCGACGCCGACGACGTGAAGACACACACCCACATCTCCCACGACGCGGAGGACACGCTGCTCGAGTCGATGATCGCGGCGAGCCGCCACCACGTCGAGGAGATCACGGGGATGCAGTTGATCAACGCCTCGTGGACGATGCGGCTCGACTCGTTCCCCGACAGCGGCAACGAACTCGTGCTCCCGCGCGGTCCCGTATCGAGCATCACGAGCGTGTCATACAACGACACCGCGGGCGACGAGCAGACGCTCACGGAGGACACCGACTTCATCCTCGACGAGAACGTGAGGCCCCCCACGCTCTATCTCGTCCCGGAGTCGTGGGATTGGCCAAGTACCTATGGCGAGCCGAACGACGTCACGGTAGTATGGGTCGCGGGCTATGGCACGGCCGGGAGCAGTGTCCCCGACCGGTACAAGCACTGCATTCGCCTCATGAGCGCGTCGCTGTTCATGAACCGCGAACTGTGGGAGGCCGCGCAGTCCAACGAGTGGGGCGCGTTCGACGCGCTCATAGGGAGTTCGATTCTGCAGCACGCATTCTAGCGCGGAGCGCGAGGAGGATACGATGGCAGATCTCAGCATCACGGCAGCAGAGGTCGTCCCGGACACGGCGCAGATCAAGACGGGCATCGCCGGGGAGGCGATCACCGTGGGTATGTCCGTCTACAAGAAGGCCTCGGACGGCAAGCTCTACAAGGCGATCGACACTTCGGCCGCTGCTGCGGCCGCGGTCGGAATCGCCTCGAGCAGCTGCTCGGCGGCGAATCAATCGATCACGTACCAGAAGTCGGGTACGATCGTCCTTGGCGCGTCCGCCTCCGTTGCCCAGGGCGCCGTGTACGTCGTGAGCGGAACCGCCGGCGGGATCGCGCCCGAGGCCGACGCGGGCGCTGGCAATTACCTCACGATCCTCGGCGTGGGCGATGCCTCGGACGGCATTGTCATGCCGACGAACGGACCGCACGCGAGCGGCGTCGCCCACGCCTAGACGGGTGTCTGATGTCGCTGCCGACGATCAAGGCCGGGGATCTGAAGGACCGCATCACCCTCCAGTCGATCGAGGGTGAGCAGTCCTATACCGGCAGTGACGAGAGCGTCGATACATGGCAAGACGAACTGGACCTCTGGGCGCAAGTGCGCCCGCTGTCGGTCCGGGAGCAGAACGAGGCGCTTCACACCGTTGGCGTCGTCTCCCATCGGGTGACGATCCGTTCGCTCGGGGTGACGGTCAACACGCACAAGCGCTTCAAATTCGGGGATCGCTACCTGAACGTCGTCGCGGCACTGGACTGGGACGAGGCGCAAGTATTCACGCAGGTCTTCTGCCTGGAGCAACAGTGATGGTCGACGCCGCGATCAAATACGACCCCAGGGAGTGGGCGGACATGCAGCGCCGACTCGCGCTCGTGGGTGCGCGCGTCGCGGCCCGCGTCGCGGGGAAGGCGAGCCGGAAGGGACTCAACGTCGTGTTGCGTTCCGCGAAGCAGAAGGTCACGAAGCGCACTGGCCTGCTCAAGAAGTCCCTCGCGGTCATCCAGAAGAAGTACAAGCACACCGGGACGATCTACAACCTGGTCGGTCCGCGCCGTGACATGAAGGATCCCCAGACCGGGGAAAATCCCGCGAACATCGCGCACCTCGTCGAGTTCGGGACGGCGCCCCACACGATGGCGCCCAAGGGCATGGCTGGATCACTCAAGATCAAGCGCAGGGAGGGTCCGCAAGTCCACGTGAGAGGCGAGATCGAGCATCCCGGCGCGAGGGCGAAGCCGTTCTTGAGACCCGCCTATGACGAACGGGGCCGGGAGGCGATCAACGTCACGTTCCATGAGTTCGACAAGGGCGTCGACGAGGAAGTGCGGAAGGCGAAGCGCTGATGGCCGCGAACGTACAGGGCGCGATCCACGAGTTGATCGTGAACAACGACGACGTTGCGGCGCTGCTCACGGCCTCGGGGGAGCCGAGGCTTTACCCTAACCGCGCGCCCCACTGGAGAGCCGCGGACGAGCCCGACCGCTACGGCGTCTACTGGATCGTGTCGACGGTGCGCAACCAGCACCTGGGGGGCGTCGACAGGCTGACGATGGTGCGTGTTCAGGTCGACGCCATGGCGCGGACCTACGACGACGCGGAGGAGCTGGCGGAGACCATCCGCCTTTCGTGTGACGGGTTCAGCGGGGATGTTGACGTCGGGTCCGACTCGTTCAAGATCCGGTATATGCGGTTGGACGGCAAGGGCGACGGATACGTGGACAGCGCATCCGGCGGCCGGGGCTGGCATGCGGTCAGCTCCGATTACGTGGTCTGGTACAGGGCCGGGACCCCGGTCCACGCAGGATAGGAGGATCCCATGGGTGTGGATCTCGGTCACGGCACGACCATGACGTTCGCGGTGAGCGGGTGGAGCGTGAACATCGTCGACGTGGGCGACGTCGGCTGGGAGCGCGCCACCGTGGAATCGACGCACCTCTCGACGTCCGACTGGAAGACGTACTTGTTCTCGCGACTGCGCGACGGGGGCTCCCCCACGATGACCGTCCAACACGACCCGTCGAACCTGCCGCCGAGCTCGACGACCCCGGAGGAGATCACGATCACGCTCTACGACACGAACACCATCGTCTTCGACGGCGCGATCTCGTCGTACAAGATCGCGATCGCCTCGGAGGAGATGACGGTCGCGCAAGTCACACTCAAGGTGAGCGGGGAAGTCACGGGCGTCAGCTAGCGGATAACCGGCGCGGGAGGGGGGCGCGCTGCGAAGGGAGAGAGAGATGGTTGCAACCAGGGATTCCATCCTCGGTGCGGACGACCTCCGCACCGAGGTCGTTTCGACGCAGGAGTGGGGGGACGTTCGTATCCGGACGATGACCGGTGCCGAACGAGATCAACTCGACGCGCACCTCGTCCGCACAAAGAAGACAAAGGAGTTCAACGACCCCACCGAATTCAACGCGCGGCTCGTCATGCTCTGTGCCGTCGACGACAAGGGCGAGCGGCTCTTTGACGAGAGCCACATCTCCGAATTACAGAAGAAGGCGGCGAAACCGCTCGGGGAAGTCGCGGACGCAATCTTGGCACTCAACGGTATGGATGAGGAGGAAGTCGAAAAAAACTCCTGAGGCGCCCGCAGCGCCTCGACTGGTTCGCGCTGGCGGAGCGGCTCGGCATGGGCGTACGGCGGGCGCAACGAGAAGTCGACTCGCGCGAATTCGAGGAATGGCGGGCGTATCACAGGATCACCCATGATCCGGACGACAGGCGCACCGCTGAGATACTCAGCGCGTTGTGGAAGATCGCGGCGGGGTATCGGCGCACGGCGATGGAACCGGCCGATTTCCTGCCGCAGAAGCGCGTGCGCAAAGCGCCCCCGGCCCCGGAGGCCCCGGATCACGTCGAGATCGGCTGCAAGCTGAAAGCCGCGTTCGGGATGATCAAGAAGGCGCAGCGCGAGAAACGCGAGCGCGAGCAGAACAAGAGCTGACATGCGCATACTCGGCGGAATCGGTATAGATCTCATCACTCGGACGACGAAGTGGGCGGCGGGCTTCAAGCGCGCGCGTCGCCATCAGAGTAAGTTCGAGCGAGGGCTGAAGAGGGGCGCCGCCCTCGTCGCACAGTACGCCGCCGCCTACCTGGCGGTGTCCCGCATTACAGCCGCATTCAACGAACAGCGCGCGGCGATCGACGGCCTCGCGAAGAGCGCGGACCGTCTCGCCATCAGCACGGAGGCGATGGCGGGATTCAACCTGGCCGCAAAGCTCGCCGGCTCATCGACCGAGGACGTGTCACGAGCGCTCACGTACATGAGCCGCACGATCGGGGAGGCTGCCACCGGCTCGAAAGAATACGAGGACGCGCTCAAACGCGTGGGCGTAAGTTCGGCGGAACTCCTCAGGCTCAAGCCCGAGCAGCAATACCAGCGCATTGCCGACGGTATCAACAGGCTCGGTACGCAGGCCGAGAAGACCTCCGCGGCGATGGACATCTTCGGTCGGTCGGGCGCGAAGATGATGAACCTCATCGCCGGCGGCAGCGGGGCGATCGAGAACGCGATCCGGAAGACGAAAGAATACGGGACCGCGATCAGCCGTGACGCCGCCGCGAGCATCGAGCGAATGAACGACTCGCTCACACTGCTCAACGAGCGATGGGCGGGAATCAAAACCACGATTCTGTTCGGCATCGTGCCCGTGATGGAGAAGCTCGTCGAGCTGACGAACTACTGGCTGGAATTACTCGACCGCCCGTGGATCTGGGACGCTGCGGCGGAGAATTTCAGCAGGGCGAGTCGCCGCATCGAAAAAAACATGCGGACTCACCAGGACGCGCTGGACCAGATGACGTTCGCCCGCATCGAGGCCAGGAACCAGCGGGTCGTGGCTGAGCAGGAAGCGATGGAACGGGAGATCGCCCGTCTCGAAGACCGGGAGTTGGAGCGAAAAGTGCTGGCGTTCGAACGGGAAGTCGCGTTGCGATATGCGAAGTACGAGCGAGAGAGCGAGCTCGAACGCCAGGCGCACGAGGAGCGTATGCGGCTCGGCCGACAGCGCAGAGAGCAGGAGGCGCGCGACAGACAGCAGTCGTGGCAGTTCCTGGCGTCGATGACGGGCCAACTCGCCGGGCAATCGAAGGCGTGGTTCCGGATCAACAAAATGGTCGCGATCGCAAACGCGGCCATGAACACGAACGAGGCCATGACAAAGGCGCTCGCCTTCGGGCCCGTCGCCGGCCCGATCATGGCTGGCGTGATCGGCGCGGCCGGGCTCGCGAACATCGCAGCGATACGAGCCACGACCTTCGAGGGGGGTGGCAGCGTAGCCGGCGCAGCGGGCGGAACCGAGGCCCCGGCACCGGCCGAGACCGCTCCGCAGCCGGCGCACACGCTGAACCTGACGCTCCAGAGCAGGGGCGGGATGGTCTCGGAGGAACAACTACTAGCTACGCTTGAAGGCTTGAATAAGCTCCTGGATGACGGATTCCAGCTCAACACGAGGAACGTCTGATGGGACGACCACCCATAATCGGCTACCACGATTTGCTCGTCGACGGGACGGTCTCCGGGGACGGGACCGACCCGGAGAACGCGTACGACCAGCGCACGGACGACGCGTGGACGACGGGCGCCGCCTCCGGCTACCTCGAGACCGTGCTCGGCTCCGCCGACACGTGCGACTACATGGCGGTCGTGGGCCACACGCTCGCGACGCGCAGCGCGACGATCAAGGCGCAGTACTGGACGGGCGCGGCCTACGCGGACATCCCGGGCGCGACGGCGACGCCCACAGCCGACACCGCGTTCATGGTGCTGTTCACACAGTCTGTCTCAACGACGAAATTCAAGGTCGTGGTCACGACCGACGGGACGGCCGCGACGCTCGCGGTCGTGCAGCTCGGGAACCGGCTGAACCTCCAGCGCGGGATCAAAGGCGGCTATTCCTCGCCGCGGTTCGCGCGCGACGACGAGTACTACAACGCGATCACGGTTGGTGGCAAGCTCACGGGGAGATCGCTGATTGCCACTGGCGTCTCGGGGACGCTCCAACTCTCCAACCTCGACAGCGAATGGGTGCGCACCGACCTGGAGGCGTTTCTCACGGCGTCGCGCACAAGGGGCTGGTTCGTCATGTGGCATCCTGACGAGCACGACGACGAGGTCGCCTACTGCTACACCACGGACACCCCCCGCCCCTCCGAGCAACTGGGAGCGCTCGCGAACTGCTCCATCAAATACGTGGGGGTGACCGCGTGACCGTCGCAACCGAACGTGGAAAGGTCGGGAAGCGTCCGCTCACGGTCTGCGAGTGCGACATGGACTACTGCTCGAAGTCATTCAACACGGGCGAGGACTCCGACACCGTAGCCGCTTACAACGAGAATCTGGTTCGTCAGAGCGAGACTCTCAAGACCACGTGGACGACCGCCAGCTGCAATGTCGATGTCGATGCCGTGTCCACCCCACCCTCAGGAATCAATAACTCGTTCAGCGTCTACGGCGATGGCGTTGCTGCGGCCGAGCGCGTCGAGATCGACATCCCGGCGAACACGCTCACCACGAACGCACAGCATATGCTTTACGTCTGCGTCAAGGAAGATACGGCTGCCCATATGACGCTGCTGCTGCGCGAGCAGGCTCCGGGCCCCACGCGCGTCTCCATCGACTTTGAATGGAACGCGGGAGTGCTCCAGGTCAAAGACCAGAATGTCGGCACCGGTTCGGTTACTTCCCTCGGGGGCGGCTGGTACCGCGCTGAAGCGCTTGTCCCCATCAATACGATCGACGGCACGGCAATCCACACCGTGATTCTCTACCCGAGCGAAAGCACCGTGGTCTCCGCGAACGCTACGTTCATGACGGGGGTCTCGCTCACGGTCGACACCACGGCTCCGGAGTACCAGCGCACGGAGGCCCGGGACGGGACGAGTACGAACATCACGCTCACCACGGGCGGCCTCACCATCGACGAGTACAACAGCGGGCTCGCCATGATCAACGAGGGAGACACCTTCTGGACGATCGAGGATACCGGGACCGGATATGTGCGCGTCGCGGGCGACGCCTCGGGGGAGGGCCTCAACGCGATCGAGCTCTCGGACTCGTCACTGAGCGGCTGTCTCATCGGCTCCGAGGATCCCTGCTTCAACACGTGGGCGACCTGTCAGGACACCGACTACTACAACAGGACGACCAAAACCTACCGCTGGTGCGAGCCGAGACTCACCTCGAAAGAGCAGGTCTCCATCGACGCGCGCCCGCAGATTATCTCGGTTCGGGAGCGCCCGCCCTCAAAGCCTGTCTATGAGGGCATAGGAACGCGCGCATCCGCGACGGTCGAATGCCAGGACGAGGCGCACCACGACCGCGGGGTGGATCCGTACGTCGCCGACCGCTCCTACACGCCTGAGGACCAGGGGACATGGTGGGGAAAGTTCCGGGCCCGCAACCCCTACTACAACGGTCGCGCGTTCCGGATCCTCCGCGGCTGGGCGGAGTCAGACGGCATCGACCTTGACAACGACTTCATCGTGAAACACTACATTCTCGAGGGGATCACTGGCCCGGACCGCCGCGGGAGAGTCAGTCTCACGATGAAAGACATATTGAAGCTCGCGGACGACAAGCACGCGCTGTGTCCGGAGCGTTCCACGGGGGTGCTCGACGCGAACATCACGGCCGTGGCCGCGGCCGCGACGCTCTCGCCGAGCGGGATCGGCGACAGCGAATACCCTGCTTCGGGAACGATCCGTATCGGCTCCGAGTGCATGACGTTCACGCGCGTCGCGGACGCTCTCACGCTCACGAACCGCGGCACGGACGGGACGACCGCCACCACGCACAGCGCGGACGACGCCGTGCAGCTCTGCTACGTGGTCACGAGCGAGGCCGTGGATGACGTGATCTACGAACTGCTTGTCACCTACGCGGGAATCGACTCGAGCTACATCACCGCTGCGGACTGGGAGACCGAGGTCGACGACTGGCTCAGTGGGCACACACTCACCGGGATCGTGACCGAACCAACGGGGGTCACGACGCTCGTCAACGAGATCTGCTCGGTCTACCTCGTGGCGGTCTGGTGGGACGAGGTCAACCAGAAGATCAGGCTCAAGGTGACCGCGCCTTCAGCCTCGACGTGGGACACTCTCACTGACGACGACTACATCCTGCGCGACTCCTTCTCCTGGCAGGACGACCCGTCGAAGCGCATGTCGGCGCCTCTCGTGCACTGGGACCAGATCGACGCGACGGAGAACCTCAAGGACGCTGCGAACTACAACGTGACGACAGCAGAGGCCGACACCGACGCGGCGGGAGCAAACGAGTACGGGAGTCCCGCGTTCGAAGAGCGCTTCTCCCGCTGGTACACGAGCAGCGCTGATGCCAGCCGCCTCGTGACCATCCTGCTCTACCGGTTCAGGGACAACCCCAAAACCTACACCTGGGAGATGACAGTCGAGCACGACTACTCTGTGGGCGACGTCGTCGAGCTCGACACGCGGTATCTCCAGGACACGGACGGGTCGAACCTCAAGACCCTGGTGACCATCCGCCAGATTGAGGACGCGGTCGCGGGGCACACCCGCAAATACACGGCGGAGGCCTACTCATTCTATGGTAGGATTGGTCGGTGGATGGGTGACGCCGCGCCCGACTACGACGCCGCAACCGACGACGAGAAAGTCACGGGGGGATGGTGGGCTGACGAGGACGAGGTGGTGGACGGAGACGAGCCGTACAGATACGCGTAGGAGACACTCATGGCACTGACATACTCAGAGACCGGGATCGCGGACGCGGACTTCGCGGTCCTGAAGCCGATCAAGGGCTCCCAGGCGATTCTGCTGCGGGACAACCCAAAGGCCTCACGAAAGTATGTGCGCCGCTCTGCAGATAGCGCGGCCGTCAACAACAGCACGGCACTCGTCGATGATGGTGTATTGGAATTCTCGGCCGACGCCTCACAAGGCTACGCTATCACCATTTGCGGTCGCCACAGCGGCGCCTCAAACTCCGGCATCAAGTTCGCGCTGGACGTCCCCGCAGGCGCGACGCTGACCATGACCGTGCAATGCATCGCGGACGAGACCGGGACAAACCCCGGCGACGCTTGGTCCGGTTTCTCGGTAGCCGACGACACGGCGGTGGGCGCTGTTGGTCCCGGGGGCGGACTTGAGTACTACATTTTTCACATCCAGGCGTTCGTCCTCACTGATTCTGCGGGCGACATTAAGCTGCGGTTCGCCCAGCAGGCAGCGGTCGGCTCGGACACGAAGATACTCGCGGGTTCGTTCCTGATCTACCACCGCGTCGATTCAATCACGTAGGATGGGAGACCAAAATGCGAATGACGAGCTGCATTGCCATGTGCTGCCTACTCAGTTGCACGATGCCGGGATCGGGAACCGCTGAGATGCGGCTCCGGGGCCGTGACGGGACAGACCCCTCTACTGGTGTCGCCATTGCGGTGGATCTCACATCGCATCTCGCCGTCGAGGTCAACGCGATGTCGTTTGCGGAAGGACTTCGCCCGGGCCTCGGGATCTCAGCGAGCACGATGACATCAGACGGGCGGATTCGCTACGCATTGACGCCCGGATTCTACCGTAGCACTGAGGATTCAGCAGACCACTGCTTCTCGCTCGCCATGACGGCATCTCTACCCGCAAACGAAACGGCATACATGATGCTCGGAGCACAATTCGTGTCTGATGCGAGTGGCGAGGATCTGTGCGCGTTGATGGGCGTTGGCTGGCGATACTGACCCGAAAGAGGCTCTCAGATCGCCGGAGAGGGCGCAAAGTGCTGCCAAAGTACCCAGAACACTACCCCGCCCCGGAATCGCCTAAGAAGCGACGAAAACAAGCCCTGCCCACGACTGGCCTGTACGCAGCCATACAGGCGAATAGAGCGCGTCGAAACCCGGAGGCATGGAGAGACGCCGCGTTTCTGCTCGCGGTTCTCGCTCTGGGGATCCTCTGCATCCTCGGGGGCTCGGGATGCGCCGAGATCGCCGCCCTCCGTTACGATTCCGTAGCGCGGGAGGTCATTGACGGGGACATCGCGGCGAGAGCGAAGCGTGCAAGGGCCGCGATCTCCGCCGCGCCGATGGAGATCGACGCGGTGGCGATGGAAGTCGATCTCCAGGCGATCGAGAAGCTTGCCACCACGGGCGTCCACCGCGCGCAGACCGCGCAGCTCTTCTGGGGGGCGCGCAAAGACGAGATCTCCTGCGCGATCTCCACGGAGGCGAACCCGAACCCCGAGGACGACCGCCAGGTCGTGACCATGGCCGGACTCGCGTTGGAGAAGGACCGCCGGCGGTGGTTCCCCCGGACCGGGGAAGACCTGCGCAAGAGCGTCTCGGCCGTGGCGGGGGCCGTCGCCCGGGCGGTCATTGTGGAAGTTCCCCGCGCGATAATCCCCTGGTGGCTGTGGCCGATCATTGTGTGTCTCGTGCTCGCCGCAGTCGCGGCCTACGCGTGGTCGCGCTACCAGCGGTGGATCGTGATACCGCGGATCAAGCGCGAGACGGAGGAGGCGCAGCGCGAACTGACGCTCAAGGAGCAGGCGCTCGACGAGTACGACCAGTCGGTAGAGCGGCTGTTGGACGGACGGAGCCACGAGGAGAAGGCGAAACTCGCGGCGGGCGAGCATCTCGAACGCGAGCACCGCATCCGCAACGACCGCCGCAAGCGCGAGCGCAAGGAAATGCTGGACTCCGTTCTGCCGATCAAGGACGAGAGCGATCCCGTGCTCCACGCCGTCGAGGAGAAATGCCAGAAACGCGAGCGCGACACCCGAGTTGACCCGCCACCCCAGGAGTGAGCTTCTCTCCCGCCGGGCCGGGCCTCTGCTCTGCATGCCCGGCCCGGTCTTCCAATACACAACCGCCCCGGAACACCCGGGGCGGTTGTGGTCCGACAGGTACGAAGGGGGGCTAGGTTGTGCGGCTGCGCGACTGCTCGCGCTTCTCGCGGCCGCGCTTCAGCCGCCGCGCATGCAGAGTGATTGCGTTCGCGACCTGTTCACTGAGACTGCCGTCTACGCGGCGGGCCTCGTGGATCAGCTCGTCGTACGCCCATGTATGCACGCTCGTGTACTGCAGATTCACCTTGACCTTGCGCAGCTTCGGGTCGATCGGTTTGCGTCCTGCTCTCGCCATTGTCTCCTCCTTTTACTCCTATCTCTCCTGGTCCCGGGACCCGGGGAGGGATCTCCCGGCGACTATCGCCGTGGTCAGGTCCCGGGATCTCTCAGCTTGTACTCCCCACTCCGTCGACCAGCTCCACATGCGAGTCGCCCCTCCCGGAGACAATCGTGTAGAGCACCTGGAAGCCCCGGGACGTCGCGTCCTCAATGATCTGCCGCTGATGCGAAGGCGAGAGCGTCTCCCCGTCGTCGATGAGCAGGAGCTTCACCGGCCGGTCCTGACTCGCCGCCATCGCGATCGCGGCCGCGACCCTGATCGACGCCGAGCGCCCCGCCTGCGAAAGCGGCTTGCCCCCGTAGGTGAGTCCGTCTTCCGTGATGTCCAGACCCTCGACCGGCAGTCGCTCCGCCGCGCTGGCCTTCGCCTCCGCCTCCCGGGAATCGACGTCGTCGAGCTGCGCCTGGAAGGCGCCGGCCAGCGTCTCCGCGTTCGCGAGCTCTTCCGCGAGCTCGCGGTGGCGGGCGTTGTCGCGGATCTTCCGGTTCGCCTCCTCGATCCCTGAGATGCGGGAGACGATGTCGTTGACGTCGGCGGGCTCGAACGCCGCGAGTGTGCGCGTTGCCTCCATGCGTGCCGATATCGCGACCGTCCTCTGCTTCTCGAGGAGTTCGAGGCGCTCTTCGGCCTCGGCCAGTTCCTCGCGCAGCCGCTCGATCGTGGCTTCCATGTCCTCAACGTTCGCGGTAGCGTCCTTCTCCGCGCGCCGCGTCTCCGCGACTGTCCGCTCGAGTTCCGCGCCGTTCTCGTTGTGGCCCTGGCGTTTCCGGAGCTCTGCGGTGAGAGCCGCGACTGACTCCTCCTCCTCGGGCAAATCCGGGTTGAACGGGCACGAGTCGAGCGCGCCCTTCAACCGCTTGACCTCCCGGTTCGCATCCCGGCGGGCGGTGACCGTGTCGTCGCGCTCTTGCGCGAACGGCGAGAGATCGACGCCCGACAGTTCGGAGACTATCCGCGCCTGTTCGCGCGCGTCGAGTTTCAGGAACTTCACGGGGTCCAGTGCGTAGAAGTCGCAGAATGAGCCGAACAGAGTCTGCGGGGAAGACTGGGGCTTGCCCTTCGCATCCTTGATCACCAACTTGGCTGAAGGCTTCTTCCCCTTCGCGCGCGTCCAGGTCTTCTCCACGACGTAGCGGGCTCCGTCGTCGCCCCCGAACGTCGCGAGGACGCGGCCTTTCTTGCTGTTGCCGTGGATGGGCTCGTCCACCGGCTTCGCGTCTCCCCCCGCGAGAGCGAGTTCGAGCGCGCGCAGCGCCGAGGTTTTGCCCGACTCGTTCTCTCCCCCGATGACGACGACCCCGTCCGGCGGCATCGTGAGCGTGAGGCTGCGGATGCGCAGGACGT